CAACTGGAGAAAGGGAGTTCTGAGATGCGCCAGCAGGTACGAATCCTGTAGCAAATGACTCACCATTAGTAATGGTATCTGCATTGATACAATATTCCACACCGCTTGATGGTGAAGCAGAAGTCCAAACAAGAGCACCAGTATTATTAGCCAAATATGATGAATTTGCAAGTTTACGAATTTCGTAGACGATACTATTTGTTTCAGTATGCAGAGCAATTTGATTTAAACGAACGCTGATTCGATTTGGAAATCCTTGGAAAGTATTTTTAAGTCGAATTGCAATTAATGGAAGTTCAGTTGCCGAAGGTGTTGCGGTTGATCGATTATTTGCAGTGATTGCAAAATCAATACCTGATTCAATATAACCGCCTTCGCTGGCAACGGTAGAACAAATCTGTTCCATTACTCCACCAGTTCCTGGTCCTGTGTTTCTAATCTCACAGCGAACTGGAAGGTTTGGATTTGCGATATAAACTTCGTCTAGAACATTTGAGTGGAGATATTCGTGAGCAATAATCACTTTACCATCATGAACAAATCCGCAACGAACACGACCAACACCCAGCCATTGAAAGTCTGTATAGGTTAATTGAGTTTTGGTGATGTCTAGATTAAATCCACTCAATCCTGTTCCATCGCATTTATCTACATTCCAATCTGATTGTGGAACACGACGCTGGTAAGTATAAGGCACACCATTAATTGTTGTAACTACATTGGATTCATTTGCTGTATTGCCAGTATATGAGCGAATAACCCAGTTGAGCGTCTGTGTTGTATTTGCGACTAAATTTCCATTTGCCGTATCACTACCCACTTGTTCGAAGTAGATACCATCGCGATCATCGAAATATCCAGTTCTTTTCGTTACATTTCGATCTGGTGCACCAAAATTGAAAGAAGAAAAGATTAATTGACTCTTTCCTGGTTGATAGTGGTGATAAAATTTAGTCTGGTGAATTGCATAAGCAGAAGAATTACTATTTGTAGAGAGTGTTGCTTGTGCTTTATTCATCTCAAATGTAACTGAGCCATTTGAAGTGACATCCAAAAAGTTTGGATCGATTGCAAAGAGATGCTTATAATCGCCGAGTGTGAACAATTCAGAAACACGAGTACGACCAAACGCATCTGGTGAAATGCCATTAATTGTGAGTGGCGTTTCTGAAGAATTAACAGTCACATTACCAGTAACAGGTAATGGATTACTTGTAGAAACCACAATACTATTATTTTGTGGGTTTACATTTTTATTAAACAAATATGTCATTAGATGATTCTCCAGCCAGAACGATAAAGCATTTGCACTGCTCCGTTATCTATTTGCAAACTAAATCCATTTGCATCGTTATCTATAGTACCGACGGCTAATATTGGATTATTTGAACAATTTCCCGATTCATCTTTAATTACAATCATTCTGCCATTGGTTGAAGCAGGAACTGTGATTGATACGTTTCCTGCATAATTGACACCAATGTAATAATCGTTTGCATCAACGGTGTATGTTGAAGCGGTTACGAGAGTCGTATTAACTGTTGCAAAACCAGCCGCGCCTTGTACACCTTGATATCCTTGTTCACCCTGTGTTCCTTGATATCCCTGTTCGCCTTGTGGACCTTGAATCCCCTGTTCACCTTGGAAGCCTTGTTCACCTTGATGACCTTGGAAACCTTGATAACCCTGTGCACCTTGAATACCTTGTGCGCCTTGCGTTCCTACTGCTCCCTGAACACCTTGTGCACCTTGAACGCCTTGACGCCCCTGCGCACCTTGTGCTCCACCGCCACCACCACCTGCGGCAAAAGTAAATTGTTTTCTTGCTTCGTTATATTGTACGAATAGACCATCAGCAGCATTTGCGCGATCTAAATCGTCGGCATCCCAAATCTTAACAATACCAGTACCACCACCACCCCAAGTGAGTGTGCCGATCTTTTGCATCATCTCAGAGAGAGTGCGTTTGATACCTTCAATTTCTTTTCGTTCAAGAGTTGAAATAATTTTTGGCGCTGCTGTGTTCAACGCCTTCATTGTTTGTTTAACTAATTCACCTTGCGTTGGTTTAGTTATGTAATCAACTGTTGGAGGAACAACTTCTTTTGGAGGGACGGGAGGTGAAACACCACCACGATCAATATCAACTTCCGTAATAATAACAGGTTGCTCAACAACCTTTTCAATTACAGGTTCTGGTTCAGGAATTGATTCTGTTATTGGCTCAGGTGGTGGTGCTTCTTCTTTAAAAAGAAGTTTAGCAAGTTTTTCTTCTTTTTCGATTGATTCGACAAGTGCTTGATCAACTGGTTGACCAAACATTCTCGCCATCTTGACGAGTAATTTTTTCTCTTCAAGTGTTTTCATAATCTTTAACTTCTATTAAAATGTGATGCTGCCAGAGGCATTAAAGACATAAACTCTAAAGCCGCCAGAAACCGTAACTGTTGGACTACCAGTAGTTGTTGCTGCAGGGTAACTATCAGCATATTTAATAATCACGACACCTGAACCGCCTGTACCACCTGGCTGAACTGAAACGCCAGGGCTAGTTACTGCGTTTGGTGTACCGAAGGCTCCACCACCGCCACCACCGCCACCAGTATTTACTGTTCCTGCTGTGCCTGCTGCTGTTGCTGGAGTTGAACCACCACCCGCACCACCACCGCCAGTACCACCAGGTCTCTGAGTAACAATTTGATTGTGTGGTGGATTTCTGCCGCCGCTACTACCGCCACCACCACCACCACGTGTTACTGATGATCCAGAAATTGATGAGGCTACGCCATTACCACCTCTTCCTGCTGTACCACCACCATTGCCGCCAACAGTATTTTTTGATGCAGCTTCTCCGACTTCACTAGCACCACCACCGCCCCCAGAAAGACCACGAACTCCTGTCAAAGAACTGTATGGTCCAGGAGTATATGTGAATGTTGCTCCACCATTATTTCCTTGACTTGGCGAAGTTGATGGTGTGTTTCCTGCGCCACCTGTGCCCGCTACTGTTGTGGTTCCATAACCGCCACCACCACCAGATCCACCAGATCCACCCGCTGCACCAAGAGAGGCAACTGTTGCACCGTTACCGCCACCAGCAGAAGTGATTGTGTGAAATACTGAACCTGAACCACTTGTTCCTGCGGCAAAACCTGAGCCACCGCCACCGCCCCCACCAATCGTGATTGTGTATGTTGTGCCAGAACTTACTTCGAAGTTTGCACCTTCTCTATAACCACCAGCACCACCACCGCCACCTGGACCAGCACCACCACCGCCGCCACCAATCACAAGATAATCAATGAAAACTGGACCAGCAGCAGCGCCACCTGCAATTTTTTTTCTAACAATGCGAACGCTGGCGCCACCAGTAACTGAAATAGATCCGCTTGCAATTGTGGACAGTAAAGGCATTTTAATCTACCTTATACAAATTCAGTTTTTGAGCCAAGTACGGTATATGTGTTTGTTGCAGTTTTAATGATTGTAAATCCGTAAGCATCAAGAGCATTAGTGTTTGCTGTTGGTGTAGTATTTCCTGACCATTTTGGTGTGATGCCTGTGCCATCAATTTGAACGTTTGCAATTACATATCCTGTTGCACCATTTTTAACGATTACAAGACTTGTGATTGATTGATTTGTTGAAACCAAAGAATCAAGTGTAGTTGTACTATTACCTCTAAAATTTACTGTAGAGTTTGCCGTTGCATCGTTTGTTAGATAAGTCACAGCGCCATCTAATAAGTTAACAGTCAAATTTGCACTTAACGCTGTAGCGCTCACATTCACACGTTCTTTTGTTTGCTGCAATGTTGTTGTGGTTTCCATATTCAAACCACCTGCAGAAATGGTAAGTTGTCCAGTCATTGTATCGCCAGACTTAAGAACTCTATCAGTAGGCAATATGTTTGATGCTAACTGAGTATTTGTTATCGTATTTGCAACGATTGTTTTACTTGCGTTTAATTTATCTGGCATTTTTCTCTCTTATGATATGAAACCTGGTTTATACACAGTTTTACCTTTTTCTGTTAACGCAGTAAGTTTTTGTTTTCTGTTTTGATTTTTTGATGAAACAGATGCGTGAACCCAACCAGAGTTTGGTCCTTCTTTCGGATCATAGAACTCAAGAATGATCTGATCGAATTCACAATTTTCAGCAACCCATTTCGCTAGGTCTGGGTTTGGGAGTCCGTCGATTTCGAAGTCGACCGCTTCTCCATTGCAATGCTGACTTTTGCTGCTACCACCAACAGCGGCATTAAGAGCAGCGCCCCGATACCCGCTATTAATACGAACAGGTTTACCGAAATGTTTACGAACTGGTTCAAGAATCTTTTCGCATACCATTTTAAGGTTGTTAGCGTGTTCTGCATTTGGTGTGTTATCAATCCTTTTTCGAATTGCAGTTTCACTTTTAGTAAACTCTTTCAAATTAAAATGTTCAGATAATTGCATTTCAGGATTTACTTTACCTGAGGATGCTACTGCAGATTTTGCAGCCGCTGGTGCTGCGGCAACTTTAGGTGCAGCAATTGCACCAGGTGCGCTCAATTGCGCGAAGTACGTTTTCGTCTTATTCTTGCGATCTTCCAAGCCGTGTGTACCACCATTAACTTTCTTACTAATGGATAAAATCGTAGCATCAGTCACTCCTTGATCGCAAATTGTCCAAAGTTTATTTCTTTCAAAAAAGAACATCGCAGATTCAAATGCCAATTCCGTGGCAACGAGATCTGGATTTGTCATTACGTCTGGACGATTACAATACTTTGAGAAAGCCAGATAATTATCTTTACCTGTCAATTGTAATGCACCACGTCCACGATATTTCCAACCGTCACCTGACGCTTCTGGACCATTGCCCATACGACTCGCATAAACACGATTTGCAATTCTTTCTGGTTTGCGTTCGTATTGTAATGCAAGAGCATCGGTTGGGAAATATTTACCAAAAATCCCACGGAGACCTTTTGCTCCATAGTTTAAGTTTTCAGAGAATGCTTTGAATCCGCCAGTCTCATGAGCAGTTTGCCCAAAGAAGTGCGCTGCTCTTGCTGGAGATAATTTATAATAGGCAGCAGCAGCACGTAGAGTACCAGGACCCCACGCACCGTCTGCTGTTACGCCTATTTTTTGTTGAAGTGCTTTTAAACTCATAAGTCACCTCAAGCGATTTCGTCTTCGTCTTCTTTTGCTGCATCTGCAACAACAGCACCAGCAGCAACACCGACAGCGCCTGCAACAACAAGTGGTGCAACTTCAGCAACTGGTTCTGGGATTAAATCATCTGGTGTTGGATCACCAAGAGTTGGCTCTGGTGGCTTTGGTGCTTCTGGTTTCTTGTCATCTTTACCAAGCATAATACCTGATAGGATACCAGTCAAGAAAGTAGCAATTGGCGTAATCAACTCAAAGAACTTGGCGTCATTTGGCGATTGCTGCATTGGTTGAGTTACGAAGATAAGTGAGTAGAGAACTACAAACACAATTCCCGTAAGTGTAAAAGCAAGAGAAAGACCGACTGTAAATTTGAGTCGTGCCATCAATTCACTTTCTGTATAACGTGGTCCTTTAAACATAATTATTCTCCTGTAGATTCATCTATATTAGTTTCTTCTGCAGTTTGTTCTACAACTGGTTCTGCAGGTACTTCTTCAACCTTCAATTCAATTACTTGTTTTGGCGGTAAACCGTTCAATGTGTCGTAGCAGAATCCATCTGCTTCACACGCTGGGCGATTGCATTCAGGATTATCCTTATTTGCAGGATCCTGACAAGGATATCTATATGTATCTTCACACCCAACAAGGGTAAATGACAAAGCAAAAAGTATAAGAGTATTTCTCATTTTTGCCTCATAACTTTGGTGGTTTTCTGCGTAAAATCTTTTTACCGATTCTCTTTTTAAGTTGTAACGCATAAACGTCAGATGGGTTCGTAAGAGACGGAACGCCACCTGCTGCAATTGATACTGCTGGTGCCTCTTCTTTTACTTTAATTCTCTTAGACATTTTACCGCTTCCTGATCCAGACCAACATTACTTGATCGTATATGTTTACCGCGAATACCATAAATCGTTTCTGGCATAAAATTTAAAAACACCAAAAACGGTTTGATAATTTCGTAGTCTTTTTCATCCAACTTATAAAATAAAATTCTTGTAGCACCTTCCACGCCGAACACATTATAAATCACAGTAATATGATTTAATATGAGACGACCTTTAAACTCACCCGAATCACGGTACTTTGTGATTAATCTTTTGATATACTGTATTCTGTTTAAGTCTTCTTCAAACTCACTAATTATAGCATTTGGTTTGCTATAACATTTCATAGCATATAATAAAAAATTATCGTCATTCAAATTTTCAAACATACGACTTACCAACTTGTGTCGTCTGTTCTTCTCGTGCGCAATAAGAATGGAGAAATACCATAGTCAGTTGGATTTTCATCTTCAGACTCAACTTCTTCAAGTTCATCATCATCTACGCCGAGTGCATCTAATTCGTCTTCATCGACGACGTTTGCATACACATCGTAACCTTGTGGGGTTAAGTCGTATGTGATATACAAGTAATGCCCAGTATAATCATTAGCACCATCTTTAAGTTCAAACAAGAACTCATCATCCCCCTTTAAATTTAAAGCAGGAAGGATGATTCCATGTTGACCTAAAGTCATTGCAATTGTATTGTGTGCAGTTGGTAGATCTAAAAATGGTTTTGCCAAAAATAGATCTAGATCTGCATTTAATTTATCAATCTCGTTTGTCATTTACAATTACTTCTTTTTCTTACCAAGTGGGTGAAACACTACTGGATCAGCTGGTTTCTTTGTCATTGTCTTGCCAGGTGCGCCGAGTTTCTCACGAACCTTTTCGCGCAACTCTGCTTCGCCAAGTTTGACACCACGAGCATGTAATACATCTTTACGAGTAATCAAATGCTTTGGGTGAGCCTTTGCAGCCAATTGTTTTTCTTTTGGCGTTTTTGGTACTGTGCCAGCCTTCGCTTCGCTCATTTCGGCAAACTTCTTATCAACGTCGCTATACTGATCTTTTGCAACAACAGAAACTTCATGGGCTTCTTTGTCTGTGAGCGTTGGAACGCGATCCTTTACGAACTCTGGGCTGAGCATTTTTGGCTCGCCTGGTGGAATGAACTTCCATGGCTTACCGCTGACTGTTGTTCCAGAGAAGTAGCGAACTTCTTCGTCAACTTTAGTTGAACCTTTTTTACTTACTGCAGCAGTCACTTTCGGAGTCATATCAACTTTTGGTTGTAACCCAGAATGATCTAAACGGCGAACTTTACCTCTAATAGAAGAAAGATCTTTGTTTAAATTTTTTGTCGAAACTGCACCGAATGCTTTCTTCCAATCTTTTGCACCTTCTTCGACTTCTTCAACTTCTTCCTTCATGTCTTTCTTTTTCATTCTCATAAGATTATCATGAAATGCTGAAGCCTTAACTGGATCAGTTTTTGCAAGTTTGTCAAAGATCTTTTTGTTGTTCTTGTCAACATCAGTCTCTGTACCCAAACGCCACTCTGCTCGCCAGTGATATGGCTTGAGTTTCTTTTGGGTTTCATCGAGTTCGAGTTCTTCTTTCTTTATTGCTCGAACATAACTAGTGTCCATGTGTTTGGTTGGAGAAAAACCAATATCTTTATTGAATCCCTTGACGCCTGGTGCACCTGTGATTTTGCGACGCTCTTTTGCTGCTACAGCAAGACGATCTCTAAAATCTGATGCCGAGAACGACCCTGGTCGGACTCTGACATTTGATTTCCTAGGCAAACCCCTTTCAACATCAACAATACGAACTGCTTCGTCTGTTTGTTCGACTTCTTCGTCTAGATCTTCTTCGCCTTCCATATAGTTGGCGGCAGTAAGAACATAGTCTTCAGCAAGAGTAATCTTGCTCTGAACCCACTCAGGTAAGTTGGTGTCATCTTCTAGCATGTCATGCAATCTCTGAGCATTTGTAATAATGCTCTTCAATTGTGACTTTGCCATGTCACCTTCGTAGTCGTACTCGCGTTCGTCTTTTTCTTCAACGAAATGTGTTTTGACGAGTAGATTTAAAAATGTATCTTTATATGAACTCATTTTACTTACCTTTTCTTTTTACTAGTAGGTTTTTGAGAGCAGCACGAGCGAGGCTGCGTGCACGACGTTGTCCTGCTGGGCGCTTTCCTGCAGGTAATGTTGACTTTGCAACAACTGGACCACCAAGAACTTCTTGTGCTTTGAGGCGACTTGTTTCTTCGCGATCAGTAGCAATGTCTTTCATTCTACCTTCTTTGAGTTTTGCTTTTTTTGCCGCTGCAAGATAAAGACCATAAGAAGTGCCAGCTTGTCGCTTTTTTGCTCTGTCTTCTAGTTCTTGCGCTCTTCTTTCGGCATCAAACTTTTGCTGCGCTCTTTTGACATATGGCTTCATTGGTTCGTGCGATTCAGCAAATTGCTTTGAGTATTTTGATTGAAGATCTCTCTTTAGATCTGCAGCATGTCCTGCAGCCTGACTGCGGCTGTGTGCTGATGGCATGCTTGCGTAAGCAGTTGCCGTTTCTCGGCTCTTTCCTTTACTTGCAACACCCTTGATCAATTGTCTCTTTAAATTTGCAATTCTCTTTTCTTTTGCATCCATCTCTTCACCCAAACGATAACCCTTAATTGGCATACCTGCGCGTGCCATTGAAATTGGATTGTCGTGCTCGGCGCCAAGTGGTTCACCACCGAATGCTCTGCGAAGTTTAAATTCTTTATTGCGAGCATTACGCTTTTCTACGGCTCTCCTAATCAATTCAATGCGATCAACTTTCTTTGGCTCAGCAGCCTTTGCTTTTGCTTTGTTGATTACAGCGACATCTTTCTTGGCTTGAGCGGCGCTCTTTTGTTCGCCTTCATAACCACCGCTCTTTAAGAAAGCCTGAAACTTTGGATTTTTCGCATGTACTTTCTTTAACTTGCTCTTGAGCGCTTCAGAACCAGAAGTAAAAACTTTGTGCCAAGCAGCATTTTCGTCTAAATTTTCGATTTCCATGCGATTATCCTCAGTAACTAATTAAACGCCTTTGAGCGTTGTAGCAACTTTCCAATTTAACTTGGAAAATGCTTCGATGTTATTTTGCAAAAAATTTGAGAAACCAATTTCGCCAGCGGCTTCTGCTGCAGCGTATACGGTTTTCAATTCACGAACTAGTTTTGATAGTTCGTCGTTTAGATTTGCAAGCATCTGACGTGGCTCGAGCATTGCTGAAGTGTCTTCAACAACTGAAGATTTACGAGCAAGAGTTGCTGGTGAGAGCATTACATATCCGCCGAGAATACGAATGTGCTCAGCATGATTATCTACTGTGCCGTAAAGACCTTCGTAAACTTCACCAAATAGTGCGTGGTATTGTGGGAAGTTTGCGCCGTCGATGTTTAGGTGATAGGTATGTGCCTTCAAATAAACGCCGAAAATGTCAACAAGAGCCTTGTCAGCCATGCTTACAAGACCTGCTTTTTGAACTTCAACGTCTTCTTTTAGTTTCGTAGCCATAACAGCCTTCGCTGCGCCAGCCACTGAAAGTAATGATTTATCCTTAATGAACATTATAGTTTACTCCTGGTTAGGTACGTTATATTTATTTGTCGCCAAATTCACGCTCAAATGCCTCGTTGACATCTACTGACTCACGACGCAAATCCTTATCGGCTGTGTGGTAGGTTTTGCCCTTTGTAATATAGGAATTTACACGAGCATGACCCCACTGCTGTGGCGTGGTTCCTGGACGATGTCCAGAATTCCAAGCCGCAACGCCACGATTATAAACCTTTCTTAAAGTGCCAAGCGAAATGCCCGACTTTCTCGCTTTATCGGCAAGTGACTTACCTGCTGATTCTTCCATCGTGCCCATTGCGGCTTGATGAATATGGCGATTTTGATGATGAATTACACGAGTATCGCGAATGCGCCGCTCACGTTCTGTCTTTTTAGTAATTGCAGCATTATCAGTCATTTGCTCAGCAACGCGTGGCAATTCACGATAGGCTTTTGCTAATCCCTTTGAAGGAAGTTTCTTTGCAGCCTCACGACCCATTTGTAGTGCAGATCCACCAAATCGAACTTTACCGCTGATTGCTGCATTCACGCCAGCCTGACGCAATACCTTTTTCTTGGCTTCTGCGTTTGCTTTATTGCGTTCATCAATTTGTTCTACGCTTTCATATGCAGCAACTGTATGACGGTGAATGACTGGTCCTGTTTGTTGAGGTTTCGCGACTCGCGTTTGTCTTTCAATAGTTGAGAATACAGCGCGCATATGTTTGTGGCTAACTGCTGGTTTCTTTTTTGCAACAGGTTTCTTTCGTAGAAAGGATAAGAAACCTTCAAATTGTTCGACTTCTTCGTTTGTCTTAGCGACTTGTTTTTTATCATATTCTTTGCGAGCCTGAGTCAGCATTTCCTCGCCACGCTTACGGCTGGCATCGCTTGCAGTTTTTTCTCTGTCAAATGCGCGTTGTAATTTGACGGCTGCACTCATGCGCTTTGAGCCTTCATCCACTTGCTCGGCTTCTTCTTTCATTTGATTAATGTATGATTTGAATTTGTCAGCAACAGTATCCCCTTTATGTCTGCTTATGTTGACAGACTTACCATGCAAACTACCACGGACTGTGTCATCGTCCTTGTCATGTTCTAGCCAGCCAACTTCTTTATTTCCAACAGAGACACTAAAGTGCCGCATCATTGGGTTTGCTCTTGAGCCTTTGAATACAGGAGACTCTTTAGGCTCAATTTTATATCCACGAGCCTCATCCACTTGCTCGACTTCTTCAAAATGAGCCTTCATGTGTGCTTCGGTGTCTTTCTTGGTTTGATTTGGACCAAGACCACCAAGTTTTGTCATGCGGCGAATATATTTTTTAGAAGCGGCAGCTGCACGAGCATTCTTATCTCGATTCAAGAAGTTCTTGACATCAGATGATTTTGGGCGAGCGGCTGCTTCATAATCGAAGCGCATGTTGGCTTCATCAACCTGCTCGACTTCTTCTTTTACTTTTTTATATTGTTTTTGCAATATTTTCAATGCACCTGATTTAACTTCATCGCGTTTAACTGGATTCGCTTTTTTTCCTAATGCTAATCCTTCAGCACCACGACTTGAAGATGGTTGAGATTTATCCATTTCATCGAGTGCAACTTCATGTAAGCGAACGTTGCTTACATGTGTTTTAAATATTGGGTAATAGTCATCACCACGACCTAGTGTACTGCGCTTATAATCGCTGCGGAAATAAACATGACCACCTTCAACCTTTTCAACTTTACCAGTATTTTGACCACCTTTAATAGTTGAAATGTGATCGCCGACCTTTGGTTTATAATCTGCCATCTTTTCTTCACCCATATGTTTGAAGTATTGAACTTGTCTTTCGCGCTTCATTGCGCCAGCCTTTGTGTCATAAGTTCCAAGATTGCGTCCAGTCTTTTTAGAAACAAGACGAAACTTACCATCAACCTTTACGATTGTTTCATCTAACTCTACGGACTCGTCCATTTTTGGACTGATTCCTTTATATTCTCTTTTAACACCTTCGCCGTCCCAATAAGCGCAGCACATTCTTTCTGTCACAAAGTCATGAATGTCCTCGTGATTGCAATATGCTTTTATCTTAACAACTGCCTTTCCTGGCAATGTAACAAGATCAGCATGTTTAGACATTTCAACGTATGCTTCGTTTGGCGCTTTCAATCCACCATATTCGTTCAATTCGCTCTTGTCGACTGGCTTCTCTGATTCCTTTACCCAGTGAATACAGTTAGCGCAATTTGTTCCTTCAATCTTTTCTGGTGCACCTTCAACAACAATACCAATTTGTTCACCGAACATTTTATGAAAACGTTTTGTGTATTTGCTTGGTTTTGTTTTTGCTGTTGCATCACCAGGTGCAGGTTTGTATGCGCGTGGATCGCTGTCGGAAAGTTTTGCTGCCTTTTTCCAATGCGCAGCACGAGCCTTTGCAGTAGATTTACTTAAACCTGCCACATACTTCTTTGGCAATCCTGATTCTTTATCTTTTGCAACAGGAGGAAACTTTTTCATTTGCTTTCTTCTTGTATTGCTGTTGTCGTTAAACCAATTCCACCTGATGGTACTGCGCCCATGCGACCATCAAAGTAACTGCTCATTCCCATTCTTGCGACAGAAAGAGGAGAGATATCTTTCAATTTCTTTTTCTTAGACTTCTTATTTTCTTCTTCGCCAATGGTTGGCTCAGCAGACCTGGCAACGGCAATGCCGCCCCCTCTTGCATCTCCCTGACTACTTTCAAGGGGATTCTGTTCCTTTCGACGAATATTTTTCTTTTTATCTTCGTCAGCACTTGTTTCAGCTTCCGCATAACTCTTGACATCATTTGTGACCTGTCCTGGTGTTAAGTGCTTCATAAAATTTGAAGCATCGTTTGTCCCTGCTTCCAAAACTCTTTCATCTAAAAATCTTTCAACACCTTCTGACAATTCACGAAGCCATCCGCCAATTTCTGCTTTGCGGCTTTCTTCTGCAATAATAATATTTTCTGAATTGTCATAGATGAAGAATGTTTTAAATTCTTCAAAAAATGCATTCATGTTCTTTAGTGATTCATCGTAACGATTCTTACGAACTTCTTCATTAAATGTTTTCGAACCTTTCATCAAACGGAAGTTATTACGATTGCGCGAAACTTCATCTGATGTATAAACGAAAACCATGGCAGTATCATAACCCATGGCTTCTAAAATTGTTTTTGCAATTTCAATCTTTCCTTTATTTTCGGCAGTACCGTTAATAATTACAGAAGGATAATCTTCTAGTTCAAGAAGATTCTTTTGTTCTAAAATTGCTTTATGCAGTTTATCTAAACTTAATTCAATTAAATTATGTTCATTGAATACAGAATGAATCAAGAAATCTTTACCGCTTCCTGGTCCACCAACAAGAAATACTGCTTTATAACTTTCTTTGAGTTTAGTCATTCCTGCTTTTACCTTATCGTGTAGTTCAGCGCCTAATTTTTTATCTTTATAATGAGATATGAAATCATTACGTTTGCCTGACGAAACCAAACCGCGAAGTTTTGAGGCTGACATACCCTCCGCACCTTCTGAGTCTGGATCACGATGTCCTGCAGAAACAACTTCAACTTTCTTAATTTTTGGGAATTCTTTTGCGCGATATTTGTTTAGTAATTCGTGATATTCTGGAACGCGATCTGAGCCTGCAATTAGGGTAACGTGAGTATGCCCCTTACTTTCCAAATGCTGCATTGCATGAATAAGAGTACGAACCTTTGAATTTGAAACGACGTTTGCTTTTGGAAACAAACGACGCATCGCTGAAACTTTATCGTCGTGGGATAGCGGATTGCTACGACTATCTTGAGTGTGTGTAGGGAAAATGTAGTGAGCGCCGCCTGTTTTTTCGGCGTGCTCCATTGCGGAGTTTACTACTTTACCGTGACCTTCTTCTGTTGGAGGGTTAAAACGACCCCACACTAGTGTTGCTTTACTCATAGTTTTACCATCTGTTGGCAATAAGATTATTTATTTTTTTCTTCCTTTTAGCAAATTAGAACGAGCAAATTCTGCACGATTTACTAATTTTGTTGGATGTCCATTATGTACCATAACAAACCCTTCTGGCTCGGTTTTTTTACCGTCTATATGGTGTTCAAATTCAGTCGAGGAAGATAGAGTTTGCACTAGTGCATTTTTCGCTTTTTGAATAGCATGATGAATCTTAAACGCTTGGGCTAAATGTTTACCATTTCTGTCGACTTCGTTGTGAAATGCATTTAAAAGTTCGTGTTGTTTGAGTTTACCTTTTGGCGTTTTCTTCTTTTCGATCTCGCCTTCGTAACGATTGGAGACGAAAGAACGATAACCCTCAACCGTTGGAGTCGTATTTTCACGAACGGTGTGATTAATATAAAGGTCTAAATGATCTTTATGGGCTCGAGCCACGTGATACATCTCTGGATGAGAGGCTTGGTGGTGGCGAATTGCTGAATTTAGGTAGGTGCGAAACTCTTTTTGATTCTTTTCAGAGTGTTCGACTGGCTTTACGCCTGGATGAATAAGGTGAACGCTTGGGTGAGACCCAAATTTATCGTGATCTACGTCAAACCCTGCAGTCATATTTGCAAGATCAGGACCGTGATACTTTGTGTGAACAACTAATCCGACGTGGGCTTTTGCGATCTTTTGACCGTGTTCTGAGTCTACAGGGGTAGAATAGGTGATTGTATTTGGAGTAAAATGATATTTACCGCCTTTTTTAGCCACATCACCCTTTGTATACATTAGGTCGCCTTGATAAACGCCATGTTTTGGGGCGACTTTAGGTAAATGTCGAAGCGCAGTTTTAAGTTTTTCGACTAATCCAGGTGCGTGACCGTGATTGCGATCGATGTCGGCTTCACTATAATTGATTTTTGGATTAACGTTGAAAGCCGACTTACTGGCAACAAAGAACTTGCCCGTTTGTGGATGACGACCAAACACGATAGAAGGGGATCCATCGTACTTGGTCGTCACTTTTGTAGTATTGAACGCACCGTTAAGTTTGTCGTTTACTGCTGAGAGAGCATCTACCGTATGGTGAAAACCTGTTTCACCGCTATGTAGAAAGTTATCTTCTGCGTGTGTTAAGTGCTTTAAATGCTTAACTGGTTCTATTTCTTCTTGTAAATAGGTGCTAAACGATAACATTTAAAAACATACTCTCCGCTCTGTGGGATATGAGTATATTTAGTTTCTTTTTAATTACTCTTCATTTTTGCAAGAGCAGCAGTCAACGCCTCACGAACTGGACGCATAGCAGGATGCGCTGGGATCGTGCAGGTAGAACGAGAAGCCAAAGTGGCTTCTTTGAATTCTTCTGGCGTAAACCATTGAACGTTATCAATACCCATTAACTCCACGAGTTCGTGCATATTGACCGAACCTTCGTTTACAAGATTCACAGGACCTGATTCGCCGTCTTCAATAAGATCGCATGCAACACGAACGGCTTCGTCAAGGTCAGTAAGAGAGTTTTGACCTGCGTCGATAAGTTTAGCGTTCTTGGCGTAATTCATCACCTTGGTTAGGTAATTCTTTTTCTCATTAAGACCAGTAAATGGCATGCGAATACGGAAAACAAGAGCACGATCCTTCAAATAAAGATCCGAAACGCCCTTGGTTACTGAATAGATGCTACCGAAGTAATTTGGATCATCATTTACATGAGAGATCTCACCTTGGTAAATGCAGCCGCTCGAGAAGTGAGCCAAACGTGGCTTGTGCCAATTTTCTTCGCAGGATTTGTAAAGTAATGCTGGAAAAATGGCATTAGCGTAGGTGGTTCCTTCGCGATCTAATTCACAAGCATCGACATTTGGCGATCCTGTCATACCTGCACAGTTCACAACCCAATCATAAACGCCATCTGCTGCTTCTGCCAACGCATTCTTATGATCGGAAATCGTCACAACATGATTGCGATTCATAAGTTCCGTTAAAACTTTTTTACCTGTCCATCCACGCCCAACAACTAAAATTTTCATAGCACACCTCAATTATGTTTTCCCAGTTTAATGATCTTCTGCAAATATTTACCATAGTCCGACTTAATATACTTGTTTGCCGCTTCTTGAAGTTGGTATTCTGTAATCCAAGCATTACGATATGCAACCTCTTCAGGGCAAGCAATCATTGTTCCAGTTCGTCTTTGAATTGAACCAACAAAGGTTGATGCCTCTGCAAGTGATTCAAACGTACCAGTATCAATCCAAGCAATACCACGATTCAAATATTCAACTTTACAATCGTGATCTTTCATATAAAGATTATTAATGTCTGTGATTTCAAGTTCACCGCGAGCAGACGGTTTGATTTGCCACGCATAATCTACGACTTTATTGTCATAGAAATATAGACCAGTTACAGCATAGTTTGTTGGCGCAACGGCTGGTTTCTCGAGAATTGCTTTTGGATCACCATGCTCATCAAGTTCAAGAACGCCGAAACGTTCTGGGTCTTGTACATGATATGCGAACAAAGTGCAACCTGTATTGTTCTTTGCGTAATTGAAACGGTTGATCAAATCATTACCGTAAAAAATATTGTCACCAAGAACAAGAGCAACATCATTCTTACCAATCCAATCTTGAGCGAGACGGAAGCACTCGGCAATTCCGTTTGGCTTTTCTTGAATCATGTAATCAATTTTCAAACCCCACTGCGAACCATCTTTCAACAAACGTTTGAATTGTTCGCTATCATTTGGTGAGTTGATGATTAAAATATCGCGAATTCCCGCTAACATCAAAGTCACAAGAGGATAATAAACCAATGGCTTATCATAAACTGGTAGCAATTGTTTCGATGTCACTTCAGTACATGGATACAAACGAGTACCCATACCACCTGATAGAATAATCCCTTTACGCATTATAATACTCCAAAGTTTTAATTAAGCCATCATTAATATTCGTTTTTGCTTGCCAACCCAAGTCATGAGCAATTTTACTCGCATCCATTGAGTATCTAAAATCATGACCTTTACGATCAGGAACAAAATTAATCCAGTTTTGATACATGTGAACTGGCTTACCCATCAGATCAAGGATGAGTGTAATCATATCAAGATTACTCATCTCAACGCCACCACCGATGTTATAACGCTCACCTGACTTAAAGTTTTGACCAATAGTCAGCAATGCATCGCAGTGATCTTCAACAAACAACCAGTCGCGAACATTTTGACCTGTGCCATAAACTGGAATTGGTGTATTGTTCTTAATGTGACGAATCACAGTTGGAATGAATTTTTCTGAGTGTTGTCGCGGACCGTAGTTATTTGAGCAATTTGTCACAACTGCTTCAATGTTATGCGTGTTTACATAAGCGCGAACTAAATGATCGCTGGCTGCTTTGGTTGCAGAATACGGATTGCGTGGATTGTATGGTGTATTTTCTGTGAACGCTGGATCATCATGACCCAAACTACCATATACTTCATCAGTAGAAACGTGAACTAATTTCCCTCCGTACTTTTTGATACACTTGAGGATATTGTGAGTTCCGTTAATATTTGTATCCAAGAAAACGTCGTCGCCGCGAATGGAATTATCCACATGAGATTCAGCAGCAAAATGGAAAGTAATATGCGGTTCGTAATCATGATACAAACTCTCCAAATGTCCGAAGTTGCGAATGTCGCAACGTTTGAGTTTGAGTCGCCAATCGTTCCAATAACCGTCTAAATTGCTTTCGTTTGCCGCATATGAACAATTGTCAATAACGATGATCTCATCTTCAGGATACTTTTTCAGATGAGAGATTACGAAATTAGAACCAATAAAACCCAAACCGCCAGTCACAAATGTAGTCATAATTCACCCAAGTTATAATTAAATCATGCTGATGTAGCAATCAACGAAGTTAGGAGTTTTCCTTTTTCTATATAGTTTCTAATATAGGTAGACCCATCAGGTTTACCTTCTGCTTTCACACGCACTTCCAAAAATGATTCTTCATCTTTGTCTTCAATAATCATTCTTGGTTTACCGCTGGAGTCAATAATCTTTACTTTCAAATCCAAATTTTGAATTGCGCCCATCACTTTACCGAAATCATAAACTTTAGCAGCACCACCAGCAAGTTGAACCAAAGTTACATTTTCTTCACCGCTTGTTGCAAACTTTTGTATACCACTACCCAAATTGTTTAACAAAGTCGTTTTAGTTCTTTTGTTTTTTAGCATAGTGTTCATTTTGTTTGACACATAATCATATACTAGATACACAGCCTTTTCAACTTTTTTCTTCTTTAAAAGGTTAGTGTAATCGTCTTCCAATTCTGAAACATCAATACCTGCAAGTTTATTCCAAAGTGTAATTTGTTTTTCAAACTCAGAACCGCCAACCTGACCGAACTGTTTAACATCATCTGCTTTTAGAGAGATATTAACGTTTGTTGCTTTACCATCGACCTTAACTTTCACGTCAACCTTTGTGCCTTTCTGGTCACCGACGCCATCACTGATTACATCAATTACATTTTCTTGATTGTTTTCGTAAAGTAGTTTAGACCATTTCGTTATGGTTTGACCGTTTGCGTATTTTGCTGCCGCATCAAAAAGATCACTGTACGAGTCCCATGAACTTTGATCTAAAAAGAATTTCATATTGGATTCAGCAAGCGACAAATAGAATTGAACTGTATCTTTGATTTTGGGATTCTTATTTGGTGATGGGAATGATTTTTCTACAACCTTACCATTTTTAGTTGAAAGGGAGGAAATGATTTCCTTTACTTTACTTGAGTCAATCGGTTGATTCTTATTTACAAATCGAGCAGCAATTGCTGCGGCAAGAATACCTTCAGCAATGTCGCCTTTGTTACCCTTGTCTTTAGGTTTATCAATAGCACCAATAGCAACCAAACCGCTAGTTGTTTCTAGGATCAAATCTAAGGCTGCTCTTTCTGTACTGGATGATGATGCAAGTTGCGAGTACTTTTTCAATACTTGCTTGTTTTTATCGTTATTTTTTATAATGACAGTTTTGATGCCCGCTTTTATGCCAGTTCTACTATTCATAGAAGAACCAACAACACTTAAAAGACCAGCAGTGTATTTGGCTAACTGTCCTTTACTTGTAGTTCTTAATTGCGCCATTACTCATAAATTTTAGGATTTTGCTTCCCATAATTCCTCATTATAACACCAGCAACGCTATTTGCTTCATTCTCAAAGTCACTGCCAGTTTCGCCAGCATTTCGGGTTAAAATTCCCTTCAAGTTTTGCTGATGATGAACCATTTCGTGAGCCAAAGTGCGAAGCACGTCAGCTAGGTGACGACCACCTGTATTTAAATAGATTTTCTTTTCGCTTGGACTATACCCACCGAAACTTTTGTTTTCAATTGCAACGTTTTTGTCTGGGATCAACTCAAGTGCAGGCATTTCTTCAAGTTGCAGGAAGTCGCGAACATAGTTCATAAAGTCATCTATGTGCTCGGTCTTTTCTTCTTCCTTCAGGTACTGTTTGAACTTCAACATTGAGTTTATAAACCTTTTTTAAGAATTTTTTCCAAACTTTAGGATCGGCAGTACGAAAGTGCATACGATACATAAAGATCGCTTCGCTTTCTCGCCAACCTATTTTATGGGCTGCTCTTAATTTATTTATATTCAATCTTTCGGCTTGAGTTTCGTATGCATGAGCGTCCAATTCGTCTGGATTCCCATAATACATCGCCTTCAATTTATGCTGTTTTGGTTTAGGTTTATACTCTTTCTGTATGAGCCAATGACGCCCTCTTTGCTGATGTTTATGGCGATACTCATGATGAATAGCCCGAACAATCTTTATCGCTAGGTTTTTAGCGCCCTTTTGAGTTATGATCGCCTTTTTAACTTCTTTTGGAAAGTTTAATTGAATGTATATGTGTTCGGGGATAATATCCCGTATTCGATAACAATAATGACCGTTTACAATTACATTATGATCTGGATAGTATTCTTCGTCAAATCGACCTGAAGAAAAACAAACAATGTACTTCTTAAAGGCAGCATTTAACTCGCGGATCATAGAGGGAATATGCTTTTCGCCGACCCAATTTTCGGCAAGAGCAAAAACCTTCTTTTCGATCCGCTCTAACTTCATACCTTGATGCCGCTAAACTTGTTCTTTGGTTTCTCGTATGACCCGCCGCGATCTAACTCTTGCCCAGAGTCAGCCAAGGTAGTTTGAGCAGCAGCCTCTACGTCGTATAGTTTCATCTTGGAACGATCAACTCCCACAACGAACCTTTTATTTAGGGTCGGGTCGTTATAACGATTCTTCAACTGCTTCACCATAATGTGATTCAGTTTTTCTAATTCCTCAGAAGTGATAAGCGCAAACATAAAGTCAGCCGTCGCAGGGAGACCGAACGACTCTGAAGTATCTTCCAAGCCAGGATCGGTATTGGTATAACCTGAACGAGTCGTTTGAGTAGCCGAAACGATCGGAACCTTAAACTCAACTGCCAAGCCGCGAAGTTCCTCGGCGATGGCTTTAATGTAAGAATACGAGTTTACGTTAGCGCCATGTTTCAGACGAGCAGAGGCGCAAATATTCAAATAGTCGATGAATACGATATCTGGCTTGAAGTTCTTTTTGATTGCCAATTCATTCAACAGAGTACGGAAGTGAATAGAACCTGCCGATGCCGTCGGGTATTCTTTAATGATCAACTTACCCTTGATGTTCTCTTTAATACGAGAGATCTTTCTTTCGTAAGTATCTTTCGGAAGATTGGCAAGGTCATCAAGTTTGACGTTAAGAAGATTCGCGTCAATGCGCTCGGCGATTTTTTCTTCAGCCATTTCAAGGGTAATGTATAGAACGTTATAGTTCTGACTCAACGCACCTGCTGCCACATGGCACATGAACAAAGACTTACCGACACCTGTACCAGCAAGTGCAATATTCAAAGTCTTGGTTGGCAATCCACCCTTTGTAATGCGATTGAAGAAGTCAAGATCAAACGGAATGCGCTTTTCAACTTGATGATAAAAGTCAAATCGCTTTGACGCATCTTCAATATAGTCGTGACCGATATTAGGATCGAAGGATACTGAAAGCGCATCTGAAAGAATTTTAGGAATTGCGCCTTTAGTCTTGTCGCTCTTTTCATCAAGAATATGAATAGACTCAAGAATAGCATTATGAAGTGCTTTCTCTTGACAAAACTTTTCGGTCAGTTCAATAAGCCATTCAAGTTTACTTGAGTCATCACTCGCTTGAAGATTATCAATCAATTCATTTGATTGACGGAAATCTTCTTCGAATAAATTATCTCTCTGCGTAAGAGAGATATTGATGGCTTCAAACGAAGGAAGATTATTATACTTTAGAACATAACTCTGAACTTCTTCAAAAACGATCTTTTCAATTCTTTCTTGAAAGTACTCGCTTTTTAGAAACGGAAGGGTTTTTCTTACGAACTGCTCGTTTTTGAACAGGTTCTTCAATATAATCTGTTCGATCTTCGTCAAATTCATTATCTACTCCCCTCAACTCTTGTTCTAAAGATTTCATTCTGTCGTCGGCTGCCTTAATTGCATCTTCAAGAACAACCAATAAAATGTCACCAGTTATTTTATTAAATCCTTCATCAAGAGTCAAGTCGCGTTTAAATTTACTGGGCTGTTGAATAACATCAACATCAAAAGTGGCTTTCGCTGAACCGTCTGGTAAAGTCTCACCAACTTTAATTGCGCCAATAGAGAATACAACATCTTTGTACTTACCTTTAAGAATTTTAAAGGCAGCGACATGATTTTCATTTTGATATAGTTTATCGTCAGAGTAGATTTCATAAAATCTTCCTCTACGATATTTGTAATCGCGATACCACGTATTGAATTTGTCACGAAGATTATTCAGCATCTTCCTGTTCCTTAACAACATCTAGGTTGCCAGCAACTGCTGAACTGAATTGATAGTTTTTACGAATCCATTCCTTAAAGGCATCATCAGCAAGAATGCTATCCCAGAATTCAGGACATTCGGTGTCAGCCAAACGCCACTTCTTCGCATCAACTTCACCAGTGCCAGTATTGACCTTTGCGTACCAACCGACATTTGGCTTGGTGACGTGACCAGATTCTAGAGCCATTTCAAGAAGACCGCTATACTTGCTAATGCCACCGTCAAAACGAACAGTAACAGGAATCTTTGCCTTCTCTCTAACATATCGAGACTTTTCAACATTAATAATAAAATTGTACCCAATGAGATCTTGTCCATCTTTTTCCTGCTGGCGTCCGAGAATATAAATGTTATCAGCCGAGTAATAGGAACCTGTTCCGCCACCGACGATGTCTTTTGGATACAAACCGATTTCCTTATAGGTGTGGTTGACTACAACCATCGGAATGTCCTTCAAGGTGAGGTGTGGGGTCACCATACGGAACAGGGATTTTATTTGCTTTGCGCGACTCATATCAGCAACTGACTTCTGATCTAGCGCGTCCTCAACTTCTTTCTTAGAAGCAAGGTTGCCGATAGAATCGATGACGATCATAACACGTTCGCCGCGCTCGATCTGAGTCAACTGCTGCATAATATCAAACTTCAATTGTTCAACATCCGTAATCGGAGTGTGAACAACGCGATCAGTGTCGATACCAAACGAAGTGAAATAGTTTTGCGGAGTACCGAACTCTGAATCATAGAAAAGAACAACTGAATCGGGATACTTATCTTGGTATGCCTTTACCATCAAAAGACTGAATGCAGTTTTGAAGTGCTTTGAAGGACCAGCCCACATGGTGAGACCAGGAGTGAAACCACCATCAAGGTCGCCAGAGAACGCAACGTTCACGACTGGAATCTTTGTTTGAATCATGTCCTTTGCAGCAAAGAACTTGGAACGAGCAAGAATTGCAGAATCCTTAATCGTCGAATTTTTCTTAATCTTATCAAGTAAACTCATTTGTATCTCTCCTTATGAGAAGAAGTCATCTAGGGAATTTGTTTTCTCGCTTTTCCAATTAATACTATTCAACACAATAGTCAATGGGTCAAGAAATGATTTCTGGAATTGAGTATCATAATCTAGATACGGTCCCAAGTCAAATTCTTTTGGGATAGTTGTTAGGAACGAGATCACACTACACTGTAATGGATTTGGTTCTTTTACATAAAGGAATTTGATCTTTTCGCCTTCTTTGATTTCTTGATACTTCTTTTCAAGACCCTTTGAACGGATCGCATTATTAAAAATAAGCGCACCCTTAACATGAATTGGTGTACCTTTCGCATAAACACTATTTTTGTCAGCATATTCTTTTACACCATTCACTGATCGTGGAAACGCAATATCTTCAACAGGCAACGATTTAAAATGTCGACGGAAATCTGCAATGAACTGAATCAAAGCGTCTTGATCTTTTGTAAGAATAACTTCAAACGCTTCTTTAATCTTTTCACGACAAGCGTTCGGCGTTGATGACTTAACTGCTTCAAGACCCATGATCTTCAATTTAGGCTTCTTGTATTCAACGCCTTCGTTATTATACACGTTGATCAAATATCTTTTCTTCGCAGTCCAGATTGCTTTATCCGCAAGAGCCTCGCGCTTCATCTTCATCTTCTGCGCATAAGCATTTACATATTCAGACAACTGTTGATACGAAGAATCAATATATGGCTGAAGTTTCTGTTCACAAAACTGATCCATCGCACGAATGATCTTAAGACGATCAACCTTATCAATATTTGGAATAGACTTTTTAATCATCGGACCAAGATTCAAGTAGATTGAATCGGTATCAGAAGCAATTACATAATCAGCATTTCGCGTTTTAAGAATCTTATTGATGTAATCGTTAAGTTGATTTTCAATCCAACGAATTGATAACTGACCGCTCAAAGTAATCGCTTCAGCAATACGAATATCAAAGAAACGGAAGTACTGATTACCGATAGCACCGTAAGCAGAATTCAGCGTAACCTTTTTAGCCAACTGAATGTTATTGAACTTTGCTATTTGCTTTTCAAGTTCGCGTTTCTCAGATTCAGAGACAGACTTCTCAAGCAACTTCTTTGCTTCCGTAGCCTTGTTCTTATACATGGCGCGATCTTCATACATGCGCTCCATGATTTCAGACAAGAATCCTTGCTTACTGATATCAAACAACTGACCGTTTGGAGTCAGAGTTACTTTCAGTTTTTTCAAATCGGCTGTTGGAATATTACCAGCGAGTAATGAATCAACATTGATCTTACTACCATACGCTGCCATATAATTGCGCATGTCTGGCGTATAGTCTTTCGGTTCAATGAGCATCTCTGGCGAAAGATTATATTGCATGATCAAGTGAGGATACAGACTGTTCAAGTCAAACGATGCAACCCATTCATGCATACCAAGGATCGGATCCTTAACGAACGCACCAGCATATTGACTATCCTTCGCTGAGTTTTTGCGAGGAGGAATAACCATATGCTTGGCTTTAAGGGTATTGTATGTGATCGTATCCCACATTCTTACCTGCGAGAATACGTCATCATAGTTTACCTTGGCGTCATATGCCAGAGTCATCGCCAGTTCAATCAATCGAATTTTATCTTCAAGTTTCTGAACAAGTTCTACGTCGCGAATATTATACTCGATGAACTTCTGATAATCCAAACGATACAATTGATGCAGATTTTCGTATTCAGAATAATCGAGTTTACGTTCACCTAATTCAACGCTGCAGATATGATCGAGTTTGTATGACTCTTGGTTTGGATTTGACGAATACTTACGATACAATTCGTAATAGTCAAGAATGGCAATACCCATCAAGTCATAACAAACTTGAACCTTACCTCTGAAGTTTACTTCGCTTGAAGAAACTTTACCCCATGGAGAAAGTTTCAACGCCTTATCCTCGCCAAAAAGGCGAGTGATGCGCTTTACGAGATAAGGGAAGTCGAAGAAGCGAACGTTCCAGCCACTCACAATATCAGGATAATATAAAGTCCACTTGTCGATGAACTTTTCAATCAGTTCAAATTCATCCTGACATTTGATATACTCTGTATTCTCAAATGTATTATTGAACTCACCACAACCAAAGACATAGTTGCGACCATTCATTCCAAGAGTGATTGCTGTAACTTCTTCGTTTGCTTTACTTGGTTCAGGGAAGCCATTCTCAGAACCCACCTCAATGTCGATATATGCAACGCAGATATGAGTCAAGTCCCAATCAATTTCCTCTGGGAAGATATCTGAGATAAAAGCATATTCAAAACGGTTTGATCCATAAATTTCAAAGTTGTTTACATCTTTGAATTCTTCTATAAACGATCTGGCTTCGCGAATAGATTTGAATGTCTTTTCTTCAACATACTCTTTGTTTAGAGTTTGCCATTTGGTCGGTGTTTGAGACTTCACATACAACTTTGGATTGTAGTGAACTTTTTTGCGGAATCGTTTACCGTCTTTAATTCCGCGAAACAACACATTGTCGCCTATAAGGGCGACATTAGTGTAGAATGCACTCATACGATCAATTGTTTAGGAGGGGTGACGATTCCACCGAACATTGAGCTGTAAGTGTTTTTAACTTCGTCCGTTGGGTTACCCATTGTGACTACGTTACTCAGTCCTATTGAAACGAGCCTCTCGCCCTCTATCAGACTACACCAAGGCATGAAGCCAAACGTGAAACCGTCTTGTGATGGGCGAATAACAATTGCTAGCGGATTCTTTAATGTGATGAGCGTTTCATCTTCAAGAGTTACCTCACCAATAATCTCTTCACCTGTAATTAATTTAAGAATTTTAATATTCATTTTCATTTCCTGTTTTTCTTTGTTTGGACATTGCCTTCCATCTCCTTACAGTAGGAGTGGTTTCAACTTCCTCTGGCGTCTCTATTATAACTCTTTCGTAACCGTCAAGCAAGGTTTTTTCCTTTATACTTCTCGGTAAATTGTTACAATAAAACACATCGTTGTGCATTGTCCAGGTATCTTTTCCAACTTTAAGATACCAACCCTGAAACTCTTTGATTTTTATTTCGTTGCGAGCGAAGTAATCACGCAACTCAGAAAGAGAGTGCATTATTCACCATCAGATGCGTCGCGATTCTCTGACGATTGTCGCTTCATCTTGAATCCAACATGATTAGCATGAGCAGCCATCATTGCTCGACGAAGATCACCACGTGCATGTTGATCACCAGTCCAGCCATAAACTTGACCCATTGTAAGCATACGCTTGATGCTGCGTGGGAGTTTAGCGTTAAAAAAATCACTACGATTAGCCATTTAATTCACCTTTATCAATTATCATTAAAATACTGTCGTTCTTTTCGTCAGTTTGACGAAGGTCGAACACTTTAATACATTTTTGCAATTCACTTGGTACTGCATCTGATAGCTGACGCAACCAACTGTACTCAACAATGTCCTCAATACACATTATACCATTATCTGACAATTTACTCAAATAATTTTTTACACAAAACAACATTGTATCTAAAGTATGGGGACCATCATCGATGATGATATCAAAGTAGTCGTCTTTAAAAAGGTTTAATGTTTCATTTTTGTAAGCATCACCAACAATTTCAATTATTCTTGACTGATGATCCAATTTGTCACAGTGTTTGATATCAATTCCAACAACTGTTGCTTCAGGAAAGTAATCTCTCCACAACAGATGTGAACCGCCAGTATACACTCCTATCTCAAGAATGTTTTTTGTTAGTCGGAATCGTTTGAACAATTCACCATATGCACTTTCAACATATGAGTGTTTTTTATCCACCCAAGTGCATATCGTGTTGTCTGTAGAAAATTTATCTGTGTCGTATTTGTTTGTGCGACACAATTCAAGTAGTTCAGTACTATTCATTTAGTGCCTTCTCGCAACGAGCCCAAAACATTTCTTGATTACCTGGATGAGCAATTTGGAAATTATGATAATAAAGGGGACCATGTTCTTCTGTCCCGAATGTTGTGCCAATACCATAAACTGGCATACCATCTTTCAACGCCCAATGTGGGTTTTGATCTTTTTCCCATCCATATTTGTGAGGCGCTTTATCGTAAGAAAGTGGCATAACAAGTTCAACAGGCATATTCGCAGCCTCTGCAAGCCAAGTATATTCTTCGGCAACATCAGATCGCATAGTTTCCTGAGCAGATGGTTTCCCAATTTTCAAAAAAGTTTCTCGAGAAAGAGCGATAGCAGAAGGGGCAGCAAATAGATGTTGATCGTTCTCAATATGATTTGAACGTTGAACATTTCCAATAATTTTTCCTGCTGCAGCCTGTTCAAGATAGTAATCAATCGAATGTTCGCTTAATGGAATACAATCAATATCAAGAATTAAAATTACGTCATGATCCAACTCTTGTTTAATTTGAGCTGAGGACATATAATCTGGCGCAGCGCCATTAACAGTCCAAAAATAATCAATAAACTGACCATGAGTTGGTTGACCTTTTACTTGATATAGAGGCACTTTAGATTTGTTGAATTTTTCAACAACTGCTCTTTGCAGTTCTGGTGTTTTATCCAGAATGTTGCCCATAAAGTAAGTTACGATACATGGATTTTTCATTTTGTACTCTCTAGTTTGTCTATTTCAGAAGAAAGATCAATCGTTAATTGATCATAGAATTTTTTGCGGGCTTGCAAAACTACATCATTAACTCTATGGTGAATGCCTCTATCGGCTTGATGATCTGATGCGGTCAAACGTCTTTGAATATTTTTCTTTCTTTTCAAAAATGATTCGGTGTATGGCGAAAGATTCATATGGCAAATTGCCAATTGATCTGTTGCTCTAGTTAAATCCCAAAAATGTCTACCGACAGAATATACTGACGTGCCCAAATAATCAACATTATAGTTGTGAATACTTCTCATCCAACGAGTGTTTAGAATAACTCCCTCAGGCTTCTGTTGTTCAAAAACTTGGAAAGATTTGCCGCGATGTGGGTGCGGGTAATCTGACTTGTAGTGAACACCATGATGGCGCTGCTTTAACAAAGAAATTTCTGAATCAGGTTCAACATTCTCATGTTCAGGTAAATCGTTCATTAGATGACACGGTATCAACACTTGTCGATTCATTTTAAAATTATCAAGGAACGATAAATCTCCAATTAAAAACTCTGTTGCATTTAAA